CCATTCAAGGGCCGGCATTTCGCCAAGCTGCACAAGGCGAAAGAGGAAGAGAGTTTGCTGCACATGCTGGAGGCGGTGTCGAGCGTTATCAGCGCCCCGCAGCTTCCTGAAGGCTTGGCCTTCTACCTCACGCTGCCAGACTACTACGCATGCCTCTATTGGCTGCGCCTGAACAGCTTCCTCAAGCATGGCTTCCTGCACAGGACCATGTGCCGTAACGAGAAGCACCATCAGAAGGTTGAAAGTGGCGAACTTGCTCTCGATACCCTGCAGCATGCAGAGACCATCGGCAAGGCAAGCCTCAAGACCAACTCGCTGGAGGCGCTGCCTGACCCAGAGAAGTTCTTGCTGGAGCATCCGGGAATCAAGCTGGTGCCGCCGCTCATGAAGGACATCGTCGAGATCTTGATGAACGACAGCATCGACCGCTTCGAGGCCCGCACTGCCTCCTGCTTCCAGTTCGTAGACCGCAATGCCACTTTGGCCGAGCGTATGGCCATCATTGACGACCTGAGCGCCGACGATATCGCAACTATCGGCGCCTACGAGACCGCAGTCTCGGATTACGGCGTTGTTGAGACCGTGCGCTGGACCTGCAAGACCTGCGGCGTTGCACACTTCGATCAAATCCAGCTGGAGGCACATAGTTTTTTCCCATCGGCAGCATGAAGGGCTTCTTTGATCTTTTCGTCCTGATTGCTGCGGAGTTTGGAGTTCTACTCCCTGACGATGCCCCTCTCTACAAGATTCAATACATGGCTTCGATGGCCGAGAACCGGCGCAACGACAAAATCAAAGCTGCTGAGAGGGGCCAGATTTTTGTAGGCTAAACATGGCACTCAATCCACGCAACCAAAAGAAGTGGGACAGTCTCCAAAGCGCGGGAGACAATTCTGTTGAGAAAATCTTGGCCGGCAAGGGCACCGACGCTGACATCAAGGCGTTGTCGCACGTGCTGGCCGAGCAGCACACGCTGGCCGGAGAGATATTCGACCAGTCTGTGCAGGACGCGCAAACGACTGCCGACACTATCGTTGATCGCCTTAACAAGGAAAGGATCGATAGCGGTAAAAAGCCCCTGACGCTAAAAGCTCATGACCGCATATTCCAATCCACGTTCCAAAAGGTCATGGCCGAATCGCTGGAAGATATTCTGGCGATGGTGCACCAAGAGTTTGAGGCGCACGCGAAGGAAGTGCGGGAGAAGGTTGAACAGGCGCTGGAGAAGCTGCAGGGCAAAAAGCCCGAGCTTACTCCCGCACCCGGGCAGCCAGCGCCTACCCGATCATTGTTTGAACGCTTTGCCGGCTATGTGGGCCAGCGCGATGGTTTCGATCCTACTGCGCCTACCCAAAAACGCAGCCTCTTGGATCGTGTGCTTGGTCGTAAGCAGGATGCGAACGCACCTCGCACCTCGATGTTGCAGACCATCAAAGAGACGGTGGTCGCAACCAAAGACAAGCTGACCAGCTTCTACGACAGGTTCCGCAATAAGAAGGATGACGCAGACGAGGACAAGGCATCCAGCCTTTGGATACGAAAGCTCAAGACCATATTTGACCCCGTGAAAAACGCGTGGAAGAAGATGGGAGGCGGCGCGTCAAAGATGCGGAACATGCTGTCGATGATAGGTAAGCCGCTGCTGCTGGCGCTGATGAATCCTCAGTTGATCAAATCGATCACCAGTGCAGTAGGTGAATACCTGTCGTTCGACAACATCAGCAAGTTCATCAGCAACATGTGGGACGACACCAAGCAATTCGCGTCCGACACGTTCGACGCTGCGATGGAAAAGGTCAAGTCCTTCTTCGGTGTGAAGACCGATAAGAAGAATAAGCCGCAGGTTGTTCCGAAGCCGGCACCAAGTGCCGCTATTTCGGCGACGACTACACCGCAGCAAGCACAGTCCATGCTTACTGGCCTCTCGACCCAAATCTCGGCGGCCAAGCAGCGTGTAGACCAAGCGCAGAAGGCGTATGATTCAAGCCCTACTGATGCAAACAAGAAGGCACTGGATGCTGCGAAAGCCCAGTTGCAGGTTCTCAATGTCCAGTTCACCCAGTATTCATACAAGGCTAAGACCGCAGCACTGTCGCCTGCTTCGGTAGATCCAGCTGCTAAGGCACAAGCCTCGGTGACTACTGCGCCTGCCGGCGGCACAGATGCAACGCCTGTCAGTACGACTTTGACCCCTGCTGATCCATCAGCAGTCCTATCGAGGTCCAGCGCGGCGCCTCAAACGGAGATAATCGACGGCATGCCGGTGTACCGCAGCGGTCGTCCGTTCGATGCACCTGGTAAGAAGAAAGAGGAGCCTAAGCAGGTCGAAAAGCGCGACGCGGCCTTGGCCCAGATCGGCCTCGGAAGCTTCGGCTTTGATAGCTCTGATCCCTCGCTTAACATCCTCAACCTCGGGATGATTTCATGAACTATACACTCGATCGGTTTGCTGCACCACCGGATCGCACGCTGGTCGAGATTATTCAAGACGGCTTTGCGATTCGCGCTATGACTGGCAACCTAGGCCGCCTGCTGGAGCGTGATGCAGAGAAGAAGCGCAAGCACACCAATGCAAAGCGCGCCATGATGGCGTTCGTTTCGGTGGCCAACAAGCTAGCGCCTTCTGAAGAAGTACAGCCAGATCTGTTTGGTAAGTTCCTGAACTGGGCGCTCAAGAAGGTCGGTAAGTTTGTGGTCAAGCAGGTAGTAAAGCCCATTCTTCGGTTCGCTGGTCGTATGGCCTGGCAGCTGTTGCGCTTTGCCGCCCAAACGCTGCTGCGCTATGTCTTGATACCTGTGATTGAATTTGTGGTCGCGCTTGCAGTAGCCAACCCGATCACTGCTGCGGTAGTTGGTGTTGCTGCCCTTATAGGCGGCGGCTACGCAGTCTGGAAGAAGTGGTTCTCTAATCCCTCTGAAGTCAGCCAGGTTGAAGTAGACACAACCAACGTGGCGCAGCAGGCGACTGACGTACAGGCGGCTGGTCAGGCACAAGTGGCTGGTAGTACCAACACTCAGGTTTATGAGACAGGTGCTCGTGACTACCTTACCCGCGCAAAGGAATTGGTTGTCGGCCGTCGGACACGCGGCCCGAGCGGCCCATTCCGAGGCTTTGGTAATGACGTTGACGGCTACATACGGGAAGCTTCTGCAATGTTCCCTATTCTGCCAGTAGATGTATTCCGAGGCTTCGTCAAGATGGAAGCTGGCTGGACTGGCGCTATGTCGCCAACTGGCGCAATCGGTACTGGTCAGTTTGTGCAGGGCACTTGGGATGCGATGGCCCGAACTGCTGCTGGTCAGCGCATCGGTATGACGGTTATTGGTCGTCGCTTCCGCACACCAGACGATCCTCGTTTCGACAAACGAATTAACACGTTGGCCACCGGCCTCTTGGCCTCGCAGAACGCACAGATGCTGGTCAGCGCTGGTCTTCCAGTAACTGGCGAAAACCTGTACATGATGCACAACATCGGTCCAGGAATCATTCCAGTAATGAAAGGTCTGCCTGCAAGCCCTCAGACGCTTACTGCAATGCGTCAGAACGGTATGACCAACGCAATGAGCGCCCAAGATTTCTTGGAGTGGCAAAAGGGTCGGTTCCGTAATGCCTACTCGGAGGCCAATAGCTCGACGGCAGTGGCCGCAGAACAGACACAAATGACGCCAGGTCGTGCAGTCAGCGTCTCACAAGAGATTGCTGACAAAGGCAAGGTAGTGCCGAAGACTGCGCAACTTGCGCCGCCAGGTAACACTGGCCAGGATCTTATACGAGGCCCTGGCCGAACAATCGTGAGAGCATAATGATCATCAACAATCCCGACTACCTCATTATTATCTACCAGCAGGCGGATCCTACGGTACAAGGCTCTTCTGGTGCAGTGGTGACTGCTCCCCTGCCAGAGACTATGGCCTATGACGTTGCTTCTGAATACCAAGCGCCGTTCGCGCAAGGTATGGGTGGCAACGGCGGTTTCTCGCAGGCCGCTTCTGCTGCAGGTATTCGCCTGACCACGCAGGCTATGACTGCCCAACTATGGCAAGGTTCTACGGAGAACGAGATCAGCCTCGATCTTGAGTTTCAGACCGACACTGATCCAGATCTCGACGTACGCCAACCCGTGCTGACGCTCATGAAGTTTGCAGCCGCCTCGGTTGATACGGCAACTGGCTTGCTCAAGAGCCCAGGTCCCCGCATTTCGCTTGAGGGTATTGCGGCCATCGGTAAGCAGGCTGCGACACAGGCTGAGGTAGCACTCAAGCAAGGCGCTAACATGGCGGCTGACGTAACTGGCATCACCAAGGCTCGGTTTGATACCTCAAAGACCTTGCTGGGTCCAGCTACCAACCTGAACTCGCAGCAGAACCCCAATGGTACGCAACCCGTAGAGAACGGGCTAGGCGGCAGCGAGTTCTGGAAGAAGAACATCATCAACCAAATATCGGTCCAAGTCGGACGCTACGCATTCTGGGATAGCGTAGTCATCTTGAACGTTCAGGAAACCTGGAGCCACGAGATCGACAACGAAACTGGTCTGCCGCTGCACGCTAAGGTCACCATCAGGTTCAAACCGCTGTTCTTCGTCACGCAGCAAGACCTGGATAAAATCTTCGGAATACGAGGCCGCTAAATGTCTACCGACTTCAACTACAACCGCTTTACCGCGCTCGACAACACGCTGACCCAGTATAGCGTGTTCTCCTCCGCGTACAAAAACATCCGCTTCGCTGTGCCCGCGACGCAGACCCTGCAGATATCGGAACCAGACGTAGGCAACCTGCCAGGTCTAGCCTTCCGCATCTACGGTGATGTGAGCCTGTGGCGCATGATTATGGCCTACAACGGCATGCAAGATCCCCTGCAGGACATGTGGCCAGGTCAGATCCTCAAGCTGCCTTCCAAGGCCGCAGTCATTGCCTACCTGAGTTCGCAGACGCCTAGCAAACCGCAAACAGTGGTGATCTGACATGGGGTATTTAATCCAAGAGAAGATTGAGGTCTCAATCTACGTAGCAGACCAAGAGTATCCGTTGGCGGCTACCAACCTGCTGAACTGGCTGCACATTGCGACTTCCGTTCGCCACGGCCTGCCCGTATTTGGCTTCCAGGTCACTGACGTTCAGCACGTATTCGATAACATCGGCCTGTCTGACGGCACGCCTATCCGTATCGTGGTCAAGCCCTACGGCAAGGACAGCCGCACCTATTCGTTCCGCAAGTTCAATCACCGGCGAGATTTCAATGGTGAGGCCTATATGTGGACGGTCACTGGTTACTGGGATGCCCCGAAATACTGGGCCGAATCCTCTGTAGCCGCGATCGAGGGTACGGCCAACGCTGTGCTTGAGCAGATCGCCAGTACCTGCGGGCTGAAGTACGATGGCACGACGACCAATGATCACCAGATCTGGGTGCCGCGCAATAAGACTTATCGTGCTTGGGCCAAGGATATCGCAGACCATGCGTGGGTTACAGAGACCTCTTGCATGGTCTTAGGAGTTGACCTTGATGGTACGCTTCGCTTCAAAAACGTGAGCGACCTGCCACCACCAACCCAGAAGATACTAGGCTACACGTATGCATCCGATGCAATGACCGCCGTGGACATCAAAGTCAACGCATCATCTGGCCTTAACAACGCTTTGACGGGTTACCAAAGCATGCGTGTCGCGCAGTCCACGATGGCCGACGCAACGCATGAAACCATCAAAGACCTGTCGTTCACACCAGACGTAAAGAGCCCACTCTACTCTGACGACATCAAGAAATCGTTGGCCCAAGGCGCAGTGCGATTCAGTCCAATCGACGCAGGTAACGTGCATCAGAACTACGAGCGCGCGGCCTACCAGAACCTGCGGTATCGTAATCTGTTCAGCCTCGGGCTGGAGGCCATGATGATCGATACCATCGACGTTCAACTGCTGGAGCGCATAACCATTGGCCTCCAGGTTGAGGGCGCTGCGCAGGATACGCCTAACAGCGGCGTCTATACAACGAGTGGTCACGCGATCTACGTGCAGGGCGCTAACTATGCGGAGAAGCTCGGCCTTACGCGACACGGTACTAACGAGGTGAAGAAATGAGCGGACTGAACTCGGTCAATGACCGCCTAGCCGAAGCAGAATCCGATGATAAGTACGATGGCTACGTTGTAGGCTTTGTAGTCGAAAACGTAGATCCGGAAGGCGTCGGTCGTATCAAGGTCCAGATCCCCAACGTGATGGAGCCAGATAAAGGCCCTGTGCCCTGGTGTTTGCCAACTAAAGACAGCCCATTCGGTCAGGGGCCTGACTACGGTGTGTACGGCAGCCCTAAGATCGGCAGCCCGGTACGCATCACCTTTCAAAACGGCGACCCAAACTACCCGGTATATGAGAACGACATGTACCTCAAGAAGGACGCCAATCCTAAGTTCAAAGAGCCAGACAAGTGGGGTTTCAAAGATCCGTCCGGCAATGAGTTGTGGGTCGATATGACCAATCAGAAATGGGAGTTCACCCACAGTTCAGGTACCACTCTCAAGTACGACGGGCAGGGCAACCTGATGCTGCACGTGGCGAAGGATCAGACCGACGATGTGGTAGGCAATCGCACGACTACCATAGGCGGTAACGACACTGAGACCGTGCAGGGCAACTCGCAGACTACTATTCAAGGTAACTCGCAGACTACTATTCAAGGGACCTTGAATTTAACAGTAAGCGGTGCGGTGACGATCAATGCCCAGAGCGGGGCTACGATCAACGTAGCTGGTGACGCCAATGTCACAGCCTCCGGTGCCTTGAATATGCACGGCAATCCGATCAACCTGAACTGAGGTATATTATGGCAGCTGTATCAAGGTGAAGGCCAACGGTGCAGGCGTAGCACGCCAAGGAGATCTCCACAGTTGCCCTATACGTGGGCATGGCACTACTCCCCTGACCGCCATCACAACAAAGACCAAAGTCAACGGGCAGCTGGTCATCACTGTAGGCGCAACTGCTGGCTGTGGTGCCACTATCACCACAGGTAGTCCTAACGTAAATGCGGAGTAATCATGGCAGGTCCCCCAACAGCATACCAACTTAGCTTGAACGGCGCGACGTGGATCGACGCCAACTCGAGGGTAACGCAAGACGTTCTCCCTGACAGGTTGCCTGATGAACTGGCTATCGTAAATAGTCTGTTCAACCTCTTTAACTGCACGGTCGGAGAGAGGGGTAAAATCTTTCAACCAGAGTACGGTTCGGAATGGCGCCGCTTCTTGCAGGAGCCGATTGATGCAGTGACTGCACGTAAGATGTGGATCTCTATGGTGCAGACCTTAGGGCGGTGGGAGCCGCGCATCACACTGGATCTCTCCAGGACGACCATTACTGCTATACCTGAACTCCCAGGCTACGCAGTCCGAATCTACGCAATCATAAATATCACGAAGGCGCCTATCGACCTTCGCTTCCAAGAAACGGCAGGATAAGATGACCCAACTAGCTATCCCGAGCGTAGCCACAGACTTTGACGATTTCCGTCAGACCTTTGAAACCTATTTGGCCACGCGGCCAACATGGAAGGGCAACCTCACAACGATGACCAGCCAAACGCTGATCGAACTTGTGGCATCGGTTGGCACCTTCATGGAAGGCCGCAACATCAGGGCCGCAGAGGATGCATTTGCAGAGACTGCCCAGTCAGACGACGCTATCCGGGCCATCACCCAGATGCAGGGCCTACGGATGACTCGCAAGCTGCCGGCCTCGGTGCCCGTGACGTTGACCTCGACCGCCGACCAGACTTTGGCCCCAATGACGCAGTTCATGGTCTCCGGTCAGTTCTATTTCAACCGCGAACAACTGTTCTTTGCAGCAAACGTGCCGCAAAGCATCACGCTCTTCCAAGGCCGCATCGAAGCCTTTGCGATGAACGGCCTCGGTTCTCCTCGTCAAACCTTCATGTCCGACGAGGACACCTTCTATGTGTCTGACCAGGACGTCAGGGTCTACATCAACAGCACGCTTATCGAGCGCAGCCTCGGTACGCTCTGGAACTACCGCGATCTGCCGGCTTACGCCGACCTTACGACCTCTGATGGTCGTCTGCTTCTGGTCTTCGGTAACGAGCAATTCGGTTACACGCCAATGCAGAACGACCTGGTCGTCATTCAGTATGCGATCACGCAAGGTGCTGACG